GGGATAGCCAAGGGGTGCGTTACTGGGAGGATAACCACCCCACCCTGTCTAATACCCTGTTAGCGGCTCTTGTGGAGCCAAAGAGGGGCATTTCTGGATATGATGGCGGCAAATATGCTGAAGCCATGAGGCGCAACGTGCAATCTCAAATCATTACAGCGCAGAAGTTTGTGGTCAGTAATAGTCTTGTGGAGCATGCTGTGCTTGCATCTATGTCTAAGCCAAAGCATCTGCTTGAGATGCTACAACGTGGTATTCCACCATTTAACAATCTTTGGGTTGAGTGGGATGAGGATTTTCGCAGGGATATTGTGATCCGCGAAATGGATAAGTTAGGCATTGATGCTCGTGATAATGAAAGTATGAGGACAGCGGCTCGTGTTGGCTATCACATTCAAATGGTTAACGATAGATTCATGTATACCAATTACTTTCACTCTCATGAGGTGGAAAAATTGTATTCTTCACCGCTGGGTTTTCACATGTCTAATGATGGCATGATCAGTAACGATGACCCTAGTCAAGATCATGATGCGTTTTTGAGAGATATCACTATGACAAGCACTTGTTTGCTTGGTAAATTGTATAAAGAAAAATATCTTCCTGAGAGTGTAGATAAAATTAATCCTTTGTCTAATCATGATATGAGCATGAGAGTTTTGCTTGGCTCCTTTGCACAAATGCAAGGTCCAGCCATGCACTGGATAGCGCCTCAACAAAAGTTTGCACAGGGCTTTACACATAAAGAAATGGCAGACATGAAAACCATGTCATTAACGTCACAAGCTGGTGATGGGGCGTTTTTAATCGCACTATTGGGTTTGCTTAACTATGACCTTGTTGTGCATGAAACAACAACGCCGCCCAAAAAGGTTGACCATGTTCGATTTGGGCGTGTGGTTCCAAAGAATGAATATAAGGTGGTGACTATTCAGTTACCAAAGCCGCGTGGAAAGCGCATTTATGAACAGATGTTCACAGGGCATGGTAGCCCAAAGAAGGAGCATTGGCGGCGTGGACATTGGCGCACATTGAAGGATAAGTTTGGCAGGGTTAAAAAGCGTGTGTGGATTAGCGAAATGAAAGTAGGCAACCCAGAGTTGGGTACGATTGTCCATGACTACAAACTGGAGGGCAAGTGATGAGCGGATTTGAAGCGTTGCAACAAGTGAAAGATAATATGTTGAAGCCAATCTACGAAAAGCGGCGGCATTTGGGCTGCGAGTTTTGCGGAAAGACTTTTCACGGTTACTATCAAAATACTGGTTATCAGTCAGATAAGGTGCCAACACATGACGATGTATTTTATCCTGATTGCCCTAATTGTGGCATTGCTGCTGGGGTCAGAAACGCTGATGATGCCGTTGCTATTTATGAGCATGAGCAAGAAAAAAAGCGAAAGAATAAAGCGGCTGCTGAAAAACGTAAGGCAACGAGAGAGCGCAAGATAACGGAGTATTGGGATAGGGTCAGACATGTTAGAGCAAACCCACATGATGCAACGATAGAGGAGTTGCATAGCTTTAACTTTGTGCAAGCCTTGCTTGGTATGCCTTATTATGGTGGGTATGATAACAGAGAGAAGCCTTGTTGGGAGCAGGGGCAGAATGGTCGTTATGAGGTAAAGTTTAACTACGTTGATAAAGGCACCAGTAGATCAGGAAAGACGCATTACACTAGGCAATGGTTTGACATTACCAATACAGATACAGGTGAAAGCTGGGAGGCAAATAGATGACAACATATCAAATACAAAGCAAACCTAGTAAGGAGATCACAATGGGATTTAAAACAGGTAATTACTTGTCGGGCGTAGGATTTGTACTGGTTATTGTCCTGGCATCAGTCGAGCCTATGCCGCATAGCTTTGAATTGTTCTGGTTACATATCGGATCACTGATGATTGCTACTGGCATGATTGGTGCTGGTGCGTATCTAACATGGCATGGAAAATAGGGAGTTCTTGTTATGTTCTGGTTTGCATTACCAACTTATCAATTGGTAAGTAAACCACTAGTAACCTCGTTTTGTGTATTGTTTTCAATGGGTTGCTACTTACCACTTACTAATTGCAATGATAGCAACAAGTAAGTAAAAAATGGGTTGTAAGTTATTGAAAACATTCAAACTTGGTACTTACCATTTTTCTCCCCTATATATAGGGGTATAGGTATTAGTAACCTATACCCTGTAGCGTGAATGATCGGAGGGCTTTATGCCAAATGTCGGTGAAGATTTACCAAAGGAACAAAGGCTGGCAGGTCACAAAAGATTGACCCCACAGCAACAACAGTTTCTGGATATGTATTTGCATAAGGATATGACGCAGACAGAGGCAGCTAGGCAAGCAGGGTATAAAAACCCCACAGTGCAGGCTGTACGGCTTTTGCGTAACCCAGTGGTAGCTGAACGCCTGCAAGAGATGAGACTAGAGACACAGGCCAGATTTGGCGTAACAATCGACAAGTCTATCCGGGATCTAAAAAAGATCAGGGATCAGGCTTGGGAGATGGGCAAATTTAGTGATGCTTTGAGGGCTGAAGAGCTACGTTTGAAAGCTGCCGGACTACTAATTAATAAACAACATGTTGTAAAAGAGGAGATCACGGCGAACACAAAGCAGGATATTGCGAACAAATTGGCTGAATATAAGCGATTGGCTGAGTCCAGAATGAGGAATGTAACGCCAGATATGGACATAATCGAACATAAGCCACAAGATATAGTAGAAGATAACGCATAGCCCATTTTTTCCCATTAATCACTCCGTGCGGGGGTAGGAGACGCTGACCTTCGGGCTTTAGGGTGTCTGAATCGGGATCGGGGTTTCGGGATCGGGTTTTTTCGGGGTTCGGGCTTGACATTTGATTGGGTTCGGGGTCATCCTGAAGGCTCCTCCCTTAGAGAACTGCCCCAGTAGCCGCCTGAAGCTGCTGGGGCTTTTTATTTTTTTGATTTTTTGTGCTTTTTGTTGTTGACTAGTGTTGCAATGATTGCTATATATAATGAGTAAGTTAAATAGGAGGGCATGAAATGAATGATTTACAAGATCTCTATTTGTATGCATTGCATGATGGTGATTTATACCGCCAGCAACGCGAATCAATAGAAAAAAATCTGCAACGAAAATATAATAAGGGCATTTATGACAAAGAAAAAGCTGCCAAACTTTGGTTATACTTTGCAGACAATGCTGCCAAAAAGTATCACAAAGATTTTAACTATAGCGGCAAGTGGTTCCAGCTTTTTAATATAGACGTAAGAAGAAAACTTGCTGGGCTTTTTGAGTCTGATCATTTTGATCTTATGAAATGTCGGGATGATTCTGTAGCCGATTAATCGGGATCGGGATCGGGGTCGGGCTTCGGGGTCTTCGGGCTTCGGGGTCGGGCCTTTTGCTGCCCCACCATTTGGATTTTACATTTTGGTTTTAATCACATTTTGGTTTTTTTGAGCGAAAAAAAATCAAAATAAATTGCATATTATGCTTGCTATTATGCAATGATTGCGATATAAATAAGTATGTTCAATTATATGAAAAGGTATAAATCAATGTCAAATAAAGTAAAAATGATCGTTCGCATTATTCCTAAAAAAACTGTTCAAAACATATTGAGGGATATTAGGCAAAGCGCTTGGAATCTTAATATAGAAAAAGATTCATTCGGTTATACAGTCACCACTAAAAAAGGGACTCTTGTATTTCAAGCAATGAATGGCAATCGTGATTATTTAACCCGTTGGCACCCAAAATTATTGGCAGCATTTAACGGTTAATCATAATGGGGCGCAAAATTGCGCCCCATATCCAAAATTAAATGAGGGGCGTATCATGAAACCATTATCTAAAACCGAAATGGCTGTTTTAGCTGGCAAGTCTGTCTATCATAACTTGCGTGTTAAATCCGTATCAGATGGCATGGCAAAATCAGAACGTGCCATTAAGAAAAGCACCAACGTGAAGCTTGGTAAAAAAGTGACACGCGGTAAGCTTAAAGGCTTTCCTATCTTAACATTAACATTGGAAGAACGCGCCACTTGCCCGGCTTCATGTGTTCATTGGAGCGATTGCTATGGCAACAACATGATGAACGCCACACGATATCAAGCCAATGAATCACTTATTGAGCAAATAGAATCAGACTTAGCCTATTATCAAGCAAAATATCCTAAAGGCTTTTTAGTCCGTCTACATGTGTTAGGCGATTTTTATTCCGTTGCATATGTAGCACAATGGGCCAAATGGCTTGGCATGTTTCCAGCTTTGCATGTTTACGGATACACGGCTAACCAATTTGACGCTATAGATTCAAATGAGCGCGCAATCGGTCAAGCTATTTTATCACTTCGCATGGCTTGCGGTATCCGTTTTGCGGTACGTTTTAGCGGGTCATATACAGATGAATTTGCAGCACTATCAGCCGATGATGATCGTGCATTGCAATTGCTAAACGATAAACAAGCTTTTGTATGTCCTACGCAAATAAGCAAAGAAACAGGCAATCTTGCAAAAAAAGATGAAGAGACACTTGTGTCAGATTGCGGCGCATGCGGCCTATGCTGGCAAGCTTCGAAGCCGGTCGTATTTTTAACACACTAAGAAAGGTAAACAAATGTATAATGCAAAGGAGAATATCTATGTTTATCAAAACATTAAATCAGGAGATATTATAAAATCTATTAAACCAATATCCCTCAAAGCGCAACATATACTAGGTCTTAGAAACATACCGCAAAAAAGAAAGGCATAAACTATGAAACCTATTAACATGGATAATGATTTTAGTCGTGATATTTTAATATCTGCAATGGAATCAATCCTAGAGAATCCAAGCCTTGCAAATATGAATGAACAACTTGCACGATTAACAGATATTGAAAAGCTACATTTGAAAAAGCTTATTGATATCCAAGTATCAATTAAAAGTTTAGAAGTTGATGCCTTGTTAAATGCTAAACATTAGGCGATAACAAAAACAAAACTACAACCCGGCAAGCGCCGGGTTTTTTTTCGCCTATGTTTTACAGGGTCCCTTAGGCGTTTTTCTAAAAATTTAAATCGGGATGGGGCCGGGTATGGCACCCCCCGCAAAACAAAACTTGACAGCGCAACACCTTGCGCCAAG